GACAAACGCACCGCGACAAACGCACCGCGACAAACGCACCGCGACAAACGCACCGCGACAAACTTGGTTTTTCCTCGTTATATAGAGCCAAATTTTAGACCACCATCAAGCCCTGTTTTGTTGGTGGTTTTTTTTGTCTATACATTAATAGTCAACTAAAAGTTGACGATACAATAAAGAGTCTGTATATTTGACGCATTACTCACTTTATATAGGTACTTTATACATGAACTCAATCAATAAAAAATATCAGTCCTTGCTTCTGCGCGTGTTAAAAGCTGACCGAAAGTTGTCCGACCTTATAGACAGCAATCACCGCGTGATGGATGACGTTTGTTGCGATGATCCAAAATATTACCGCTTAGAACAAAAGCATTCAAACGCAGAGTGGAAGGCGCAAGGCAAACTTAATGAACTGTTTGAAGAGTTACCAAAACGCGAGCAGGCAAACTTTAATAAGCAATATAAGGCGCAGTACGGCTATAACTGCTACGCCTTCTATGCGCTTTAATTTCGGAGGCTATAAAATGACAGACTTTAACTATAACGAGTACCCCAACAGCACTTTGCAATATGCTATTGCTCAGGCGTGTAAGGATATAAAAGAGGCACGGCAAACAATTCGCAGTTTCAGCAAGAAACTTGAGAGACCGCGAGGCTATAGCCGTGCAAGGCTTAACGCTTTTGAGGCTGTTATAAGATCAAAAACGCGCTTAATCAAAATGCTTGAAAGAGAAAGTGAGCAATGCCAGTGGGCTATGAATAGCCGCGCCCAGAATTACAACCTAAAATTGCAATCACAACTTTAAGAGGTGACACCATGAGAGAAGATATAAAAGATCTAATGTTAAACAACGTGCAGACTGATGATGTTTTTGCTGACAGTGGCGAACTATACGACCACCTCGACTACAGCGGGGGAGTCCATGAGATTATTGATTCGTCTATTGATATTTACTACTACGACCTCCGCAAGTGGGCGGTTGATAACTATGATTTTATCGAGCAAGCAATGGAAGAGGGGTTTTGTGAGGGTGTCACAGACTTCCACAGGCTTATCCAGTGTGGTCAGTTTGTGCAGTTATCTGAAGAGGCGCGGGAAATCATTGACGATTTATTTACCGAGCATAACGGCAAACTGTTTAATGCAAAGGAGGTGGCGTAATGAACTATCCACAGACAGATAACTGCTGTACGCGCATGGGGTGGGATGAGTACACGGCTGAAGCGGGTGAGTATGATCTGCACTTCAGCACCGCCCCTAATACCGATATGAATGGCACTTTTAAGGCTTTTTGCCATGATAATCAGGAAATCATATCAATCAACGGGTGGATGCTTTCAGGCGTTGCGGAGGTGGCAGAATGATTAAGCAAAAATATACGTATTATGATTTTCCTGCTTGGGCGATGAGTGCGCTCATTAATAATGACTATTCAAGCCTAAAAGAAAAAGATAGCCTTCTGGTTGATAGTTTCCTCAGTGATCATGTTGATGTTGTCTCATGGGATTATGAGTCAGAAACTTTAGATTATGGCAATTTTAAAAACTATCCATTATTTGGACTTGCATCAGATTGTTGCACCATTCACGGATATATTAAGGAGGTAGCAGAATGAACCACAGAGAAAGCTAAACCAACAAGCCCCGTTCAGGGGCTTTTTTTATGCCCTCAGATTATTCCGCTTATAACCTAATAGCATTAGAAGTTGTTTCCTTATAGCTTTATAATGCATCCCCTCAATAACCCCCCTTTTAACTTTTTAGCCTTTGCGGAGATTAATCATCTAATGGTTTACTGGTGCGCCTTTGTTTTATTCATGTTAACAGCTATCGCAGTCGATGATCTGCCTCGACCAACGGGTCATCGAGGGGTTGACTCACAGGCTAAGGCTAAATACACAGGCTACTCACAGGCTAAGCGCACCGAGCCTGTGAGCTGTACCCCGCATAGAACCTCATGATTTTAGCAACTCACAGGCTACACAGGCTTTTTTTTACTTTATAAGGAAAATATATATATAGGCTTAAAAGCTGTGAGGTTGACCAAAAAGTTTCCCAACCGATTTTGTTGTTTTTGCCTGTGTAGCCTGTGAGTAAGCCGTAAGCCATTGATTTTATTACATATTTACTCACAGGCTAATTTTCCGAGCCTGTGAGTAGATTGAGCCTGTGAGCCTGTAGCCCAGTGAGGGTACGGCTTTGAGGTACTCACAGGCTCCGAGATTTAGCCTGTGAGTCAACCAAAGAGAGGATACACAACCAAGCGTTGAGCCTTTGCGGTATAATTCAATTCATTAACTGTCATTGATAGGAGCATAACATTGGGCAACAAGATAGAGATCGACTACGAGAAGCTGTATCAGCTTGCTTCAATTGGCTTGTCAGAGGCGCAAATAGCTACCTCGATGGGGATATCAGAGTCAACGATTGCGAGGCGTAAACGGGACGATGATAGGTTTGACAGCACCTTAAAGGCGGGGAAGCAGGCAGGCATCACCGAGGTGACGAACTCCCTGTTCCAATCCGCAACTGGCGAGAAGCCCAACACATCAGCGCAGATATTCTTTCTGAAGAACCGAGCAGGGTGGCGGGATAGAACCGAGGTGGACGCTAACCTCAACGGCTCTGTGGTTGTTGAACATGATATAGAACAAGCCCTCAAAGCCTTGAAGGATGCAGGCGTTGACCCTGACAAGCTGTGATGCGTCCCATACCTGATAGGGACGATTGCCTTATAAATCAATGACTTACAGGCTAATGGTGTCACTTTTTAACTTTTTAGGCTGTGGGGGTGGGGGTCAAACCTGAAAAAACCGCCTCGCAAAAACGGGACTCCCGCCATATACAGTACGGGGGCATATATAGAGATACACATAGAGGGCAAAAAATGCCGTTATATAAACAAGCAAAACAGGCTGACACAGAAGCACGCTTACAGGGTTTACCTTCAACAGCGGAAGCCGCAATGTTTAAGAAGATGAGCGATGGTAGGAAAAACGCAGTCACAGGCGCACTGGATGAAAAGGCAATGTATCCAGACAGGCTCCTACTTCAAACGCACCCCTCAGAGATGTCTAACAGAATGTTAGACGCGGCACAGACTCGAATCAATGAAGACCCAGAGTTTGCCGTGGCGTACAGAAACTCAACAGATTATGTACCTAACCCCTTAAAAGCTATGAAGCGATTAGGTGAAAGAGCCTTGTCATCGACTGGATCAGCGGGGTTGTTCGGATTTTGACAGAAAAAGCTAATAAAAAAGCGGTTCGCAAAAAGGACGGTCTGTCCCTGAGCGAAGACCAAAAAAATAAGGCGGAAAAAATAGCTGAAGCTATCCGTGTTGTAAAACTGCACAAAGCGCAAAACCGTCTCCAGTATTGGGAGCCATACGGTTGGCAGAAAAAGTTTTACAAGGCGGGGACTGACAACAAGCAAAGAATGCTTATGGCGGCAAACCGCGTAGGCAAAACTGCTAGTCAGGCGGCAGAGGTAGCGTTCCACCTCACAGGCTTATACCCAGATTGGTGGGAAGGTATACGATTCACGCGACCTACAAAGATATGGTGTTTGGGGGTTTCGGGTGAGCAGTTGCGGGATGTAATTGTTAAGGAGTTGATGGGCATCTACCTCGGTGAGGGTAAGTTCGATGGCTCAGGTCTTATACCGCAAAACAAAATTTTCCAAGTGACCCCCGCTATGGGGACACCACGCTTGCCGAGGGATGTAGCAGTACACCATACGGCGGGGAATACAAGTCTTGTAAGTTTTAAAAGTTACACACAGGGACAGCACGTTCTTATGGGTAGTTCGCAAGACTATATATGGATCGATGAGGAGCCAACCGACCCCACAATATACCCACAATGTCTAACGCGAACAGCGACTGGTAATGATGGTAAGGGCGGCTACCTTGTCGGTACTTTGACCCCAGAGAACGGGATGACTGAGTTAGTGTCCCAGTTCATGGACAAGCCTAATAAGGGTCAGTACCTACAGAACGTAACGTGGAACGATGCTCCACACATTACGGACGAGACGAAAGCGCAGTTATTAGAGGCGATTCCTGAGTATCAGCGTGATATGCGCTCGAAGGGTATACCCGTGTTGGGTGAAGGGATGGTATTCCCGATAGCGGAAGAGGTTGTTAAGTGTGATCCGTTTGAGATTCCTGCTCACTACAAGAAGTTGGCGGCTGTGGACTTTGGGATTACGCACCCGACTACCTGTGTTTGGACAGCATACAACCCAGACAACGACACGATCTATGTGTACGACTGCTACAAGAAAGAGGGTGAAGTACCCGCCGTACACGCAACTGTTATTAAGAGTAGAGGCAAGGACATACCTGTTATCTACCCGCACGATGGGGATAACACAGAGAAAGGTTCAGGAAAGACACTGGCTGAGATGTATACCGAGGCGGGTGTATTGATGATAGGTAGATTCACCAACCCAGACGGCACTAACTATGTCGAGCCTGCGTTGATGGAGATGTTAGAACGGTTCAGAACTGGGCGGCTTCAGGTGTTCAGCAATTTGGTTCCGTGGTTTGAGGAGTTTCGGCGATACCACCGAAAGAAAGGGAAAATCCACAAAGAGTTTGATGATTTGATGGATGCAACGCGCTATTCAGCGATAAGCGTTACACGCTTTGGTCAGAACATGGCAGAGCGTAACCAACTAACCAATGGACAATCAGGATACCAGAGTAATGAATATAGCTTCTGAGATAGATGAGAAAGAACTACTAGCCTCACTTGAGAAAAACATTAACGCCTCAGACTCATACGCTGAGAGCGAGATAGGTTATCAACGAGACAAGGGTCATCGTTACTACTACGGTCAGCCACTGGGTAATGAGCGTAAAGGTCGTAGCCAACACGTTTCGATGGACGTTTTTGACGCAGTCGAGTCGGTCAAGAGCCTACTTATGGAAACCTTCTCCGCTGACCGCAACGTGTGTAGGTTCGACCCTCAAACCTCAGAGGATTTTGTGCCTGCTAAGATGGCAACGGCACTCGCTAACTACATCTTCTATCGAGAAAACAAAGGCTCAAAAATTCTGCACGATGTGATCCATGATGCACTGATCGCTAAGACGGGTATCGTCAAGAGATACTATAAAGACTATTACGAGTATGAGGAAGAAACCTTTGAGGGTATAGATGAAGCCAGTTTCAACATGATTGCTTCAGACCCGAACGTGACGCTGACTGAATACGCTGAAAACCAACAGATGGGGCAGATACAAGACCCGCAGACAGGTCAGATTGTTGATGTGCCTCAGATGACGTACAGCGGTGAGATCCTTCGTAAGGTTGATAAGAGTAAAATCTGTATAGAAGTTATCCCACCTGAAGATTTCCTAGTAACACCTCGTGCGACTGATGAAGACGATGCTGATTTCTGTTCGCACCGCACAAGCAGAACGCGAGGTGAGTTATTAGCCGAAGGGTACTCGCAAGAGTTAATAGATAAGTTAGATGAAGATCGTGGTCTGCATGAGAATGGATCGCTAGGTCGTGATTCTGTAGATGGGTATAGACACGATGACGATGCGGATGGCGACCATGACCGTGGGTATGTAACTGTCTATGAATCTTACCTGAAGAAGTACCGTGAAGACTTAAAGAAGTGTGTAATCCTGAAAGTGCTTCACAGCCGCAGAGCCTTGTTGGATGTAGAGATCGTAAGTTCAAAACCGTTCCGTTATTTTACGCCGTTCCCATTGCCTCACCGCTTCCACGGGATGAGCCTTGCAGAAGTATTGTTCGACATCCAGAAAACACAGTCTAGCTTGAAGCGAGGCGTTGTAGACCACACGTTTATGACTAACACCTCACGCTTTGTAGCTAACCTGTCGTTGGTTAAGAACCCACGCGACCTATTAGATAACAGAGTAGGGCGGTGATTGATGTTAACAGTCCTAACCCTGAGTCTGTTGTACGACCAATGCCAATGCCTAACCTCTCAGGCACAGTCTTCCAAGCGATTGAGAACCTAGAAACTGAGAAAGAAGCGCGTAGTGGTATGAGCCGTATGGCGCGGGGCATGGACAGCACAGTTGTTAGTAAGCAGAACAGTTCTGACCTTATCACGCAGTTTATGAATGCTTCAAACCGCAGAATTATGGTTATGGCGCGTAATCTGGCTGAAAACTTCCTCAAACCGCTAATGCACGACATTTATGAGTTGGCGATTGAGAACGAGAGTCAGGACAAGCTAATCGAGTTGGATGGTCAGTTTATCCCAGTAAATCCATCAATGATGAGTTCACGCTCAGAGATGTCGGTAGCGGTAGCCCTTACACCTGAAGAGCAGGCGCAAGAGGCTCAAATGCTGTTAAGCCTAGATTCTCAATTCACTATGAATCCGCAAGACCCATCGTTGGGTGGTATGTATGGCGCACCACAACGTCACGCAATGCTCAGTAGAGCCTTTGAGTTGCTGAATATCAAGGCGAGTGACACGTTCTTGTTTGATCCGAACAGTCCACAGTTTCAGCAAATGCAACAGCAACAACAGCAGGCGCAACAGCAGGCTGAACAAGAAGCTAAGTTGCAGGCTCAACAGCAGGCTGAGTTCAATGCGGACATCACTGCGAGACAGGTTGCAGTTATGGAAGGTCAGCTTGAGTTGGATGTGTTGAAAGAGCATCAGCGAATGGTGTTTGAGACTCAGAAGCAAGAACACGTTGAGGAAGAGAAAGACAGCAGACTTCTAATGGACGTTGAGAAACAAAACCACGACATCGATATGGATGTTAAAGAGTTAGAGGTTGAGAAACAACAAAAACGCAACGTATCAATAGGATGATAAATGGATGATTCACTAGCGATCTACGCCTATCTAAAAAAGATAAAAGAGCGAAAAGATCAATTAAATAAAAATGCTAAAGATTTTTACCAAGCGTATGCACAGTCTAAAAGTCAAAAGTCGAAAAAAGAAACGGTGACACTGAAAGTTTCTACTAAGAAACGGACAGGTCGTAGAAGACAAAAACTAACCACATAGTGGAGTTTAAAATGAGTGAGCAAGATTTTGGAGATATGGCTAAAGATGCACAAGCCGCAACTGAGATGCTAAACAGTGCGGTGTTCAATAAGGCGTTTGAAGAAATGAATCGTCAGATTATTGAGCAGATTATGGCATCGCCACCAGAAGCGGAAAAAGAACGTGAACGCCTGTACTCGATGTTTAAGGCAGGGCAAATGTTTGTACAACAATTTGCTGGGCTGATAAACAACTTCGAGTTGGCAAAACAACAAAAAGAAGTGTAAAATAGGAGAAATATCTGATGTCAGAAGAGCAAACCGCAAGTACGGACTCAACTGTAGTCGATAACAACGATATTATCGCTAGACTGACGGCTGTACTGGAGTCCCCTGAAGACCAAACCGAAGAGCCAAAAGAAGAGCAAGATGTAGTAGAAGCAGAGCATGATGCTGAAACTACTGACGAAGTGATCGAAGAGTCACAGGATGAGTTTGAAGAAGAAGCTGAAGTAACTGAGGAGGTCGAAGACCCAACCGAAGAAACTGAGGAAGAATCTGAAAGCGACCCTGAAATACTAACCGAAGGTTATCTTGAAGTTGATGGTGAGAAGCTGTCAGTTGATGAGATAAAACTTGGTTATATGAGGCAATCCGATTACACCAAGAAGACGCAAGCTGTTGCCGAACAGCGTAAGCAAGCCGATGAACAAACAGCTACTTACGAATCCACACTTAGCGCCCTCTTGACTGCCGCAGGAGCCGATATTTCACGTTTCACTAACGTAGATTGGGAACGCGCCGCAGTAGAAAATCCAGATCAATATAAGCAAGCGAAGGCTGTATACGAGCAAAGCCAACAGACTTACAACTTTATAAAGTCTCAAGCTGACGCACACCAACAGCGGTCTGACCAACAGCAACAGACTGAATTAGCTGAGAAAGCAAAAGAAAGTTTGACTGTACTCAAATCTACGATACCTAACTGGAACAATGACCTTTATTACTCTATTGGTGAGTACGCAAAAGAGACATTGGGTGTAGGCACTACAGAGTTTAATGATGTGCATGACCACCGCCTAGTTACGGCACTGTACAAAGCTATGCAATTTGATCGGGCTAAGAAAGAGACGCAAAAGAAAGTAAAAGCGACTCCCAAGAAAACTTTGTCGGGCAAGAAAGCAGAACCCAAAGATTTAGGCAAGAAAGACAACTATCGCAAAGCGCGTGATCGTCTGAAAAAGTCTGGTTCAATGGATGATGCCGTTCAAGCCCTCTTATCTCGAACTTAATTTTAAGGAATTTTTAAAATGGCTAATGTAACTGGTACATACAAAACCTACGATCAGGTAGGTAAAAAGGAAGACATCGAAGACATCATCTACGACATCTCTCCTACTTTAACTCCATTCACTTCAACTATCGGCACTAGCACAGCTTCTGCTGTTTTGCATCAGTGGCAACAAGACCAACTTTCATCAGTGGGCGCTAATGCGGTAGCTGAAGGCGCGGACGCAGGAACTGCATCTGCTGATAGTACTGAGTTGAAATCAGCTTACACGCAGATTTTCTCTAAAGTTGTACAAACTTCAGGCACTGCTGACGTTGTTGAGAAGTATGGTCGTGGTTCAGAACTCCAATACCAAATCGCTAAGAAAGGTAAGGAAATGCGCCGTGACATCGAACACGCCTTTGTTGGTGCGGGTCAAGCAGGCGGTAGCGGTTCTAACGATATTAACTCATCCGCAGAGGGTGTAACCGCAGTTTATGACGAAAGT